AAAGCCTCCAGGGCACAAAGTCTCCCCAAGTACCTCTCTGACTCATACTCAGTCGGAACCAAGTACGAATCGGAGCGTCCATTTCCCGGAACGACGGGCGAGCGCAGTTGGCCGACGAAGGTCAACGCGCTCCACAAAGGTACCTTTCGGTACCTATAACTCCGACGTACCTCGCCGATACTCGGCGAGAATACGTCTCTCTTCCTTCCTCCATCCCTCCCCCAGAGCCAAAAGAAAGCCTGAAGGGCCTCCTTTTCATCTGGATCAGGTACTCCTTTAACCCACTCCAACTGAGGGTTACAAGCTAGCTGGTCTAACTTAAGGAGTTCACTGAAAACGCGGGTTTTCCTCATAGTCGTCTCACGCCGCCAAGCGACACGAGACCTACGGGTTAGCCCGAGCTGGGAGGGAAGGAAGCCCCACTTACGACCTATGCGTGAACGAACAAAAGCGTCCGTCCATGCCACCGAATCACGGCACGCTGCTGCAGCATGCAGCATACCATCATAGGTCGTAGTAAACCCACCTCTCCTAAGGTGCTTGACTTCTCGCCAAACACCCCCGCTTCTTAGAAACGCAGTAGAGTTAACCTCTACTACGTTCTCAGACCGAATTGTCTTCTGGTCATTCAGGCAGTACCCCGGAGGGTACTGGTGGGCCTGAACCGGAAGGTCGGAGGAGATGACACAATCATCCCCGTTAACCAGAATTCGGTGATCCCCACAGCCTCTTACTGCCCAACGGGCAGCCAGATAACTGTGAAGACAAAGAAGCGGAAAAGAAAGGTAGGAGCCCATCATCTGCCCGTGTTGGACAATCTTCCCATCCACCACAGGGTGGAGGGATTCGTAAGCCAGCTTACGAACGGACCTCGGAATTCTGGTGGTACCAAAAAACAGAGAATCTAAGATTACCTCTGTCACCCGAAGGGACAGTCCGTCAGTGGCATTTACCAGATCTACAGAAGTCTGGTAACGCCCAACACATACAGATGCCATCTTCTCAGGAGTCGGAGGACCGACAAGAAGCCAATCTGTCTCACGCCCCAAATGCCTGTACAGCATTTTGTGGAGCGGAGCCAGGACGTCATTATACTCATCATAAATGAGTAAAGGACGCACTTTCCCTGCGGAAAGTACTTCTTTATACCTGCCCTGAGGATACGGCAAAGCCGTTTCCTCAAGGCAAGCACTGCTGAACTCCTCTCTCCTGCCAGACCAAATCTGGTCAGCACGCCGACGGTCGAACCGAGACGTGCTGTTGGGTAGGTGATTCTTGACGAAAGAACCATACTGCCTATCCCAACAGGAAGGGAAGAGCCGAGTAACTTCCTTCTTAACAAAAGAAAGATACTCAGTCGATGGTGGGGGGGGGGAAGAGAAGGCGTTCGATTCCCACTTCGAACGCCCGGAGGGCACGTGGAGCCGGCAACCCGATGGCAGGTTGCGCTTAATGGAGTTTACGCTGTGCGCAAACTCCCAGCGATGTTTTCGGCTCAGTCTTTTTAGGCGGACTAAGCCCTCCGAGTCACGTTCTCCGTGGCATCTCGGAAAAATCACAGAGGCACGTACCTTGCCCTGCAATAAAAGGTACTGGAGATAACTCCCCAAACGGCCTACTTCAAGATCCGGTAATTCGACGTATGGAATACCATACCGAATCCGAATGATCTGTAGACCATTATGGATAGTCATCTTTTCATCCCTCTTGCCCTTCAGGCAAGAGGAACAAAGTGAGGCTTGTGTAACCACTGGTGGTTTTAAACGCAAGCTTGCGGTGCGCGTTGAGCGTGCGCCAGACATCAAAAGCCAGATAAGGTCGTTTTGATGGGTTCCTTTAACG